CCCGGGCCGTTGGTAGTCCCATCACGAACCGCAACCCACCGGCGGCGGTTAATAATAAACCTAACCAATAAGGGTCGAAATGTATTGTTAATATAATACCTAAAAACATTAGGGCAAAAGATAAAGCAAAACTAATCGCAGTTAATATAGCATATAACATTAGTTTACAGTTGTCCCTTCTGCTGGTGGTAGCGCCTTCTGTTCTTTGGTCCAAGTCAAGCCGTCATTCTTTAAGTTGGCTTGTAGCTTGTCTCGCAGATCTGCCGGGCTTCCTGCTTCCATTATATCTTTTAAAGATATTCTTTTATTATCTTCCAATACCTTTAATGCTTTACCTTCCTTGGTCTTCTCTATTTGTTTCCTTGCAAGGTCCCCGGCCCACTCTCTTATCTGCTCCCAGCAATCATCCGGGAGTATTTGATTTGTACCATAACCACGAATATTAAAGTCCTTCTCTTTAAATTTATAGTTAATGTCTTTTTGTTTAGCTACCTTGGAGGTCCTAAAGAACCGGGCCGCTTTACTCATTTTACTTTTAACAGTATCAATGGCCTGTTGTAGCTCTTCAATTATAGGTGTTGCCCCTATATCATCTGCGAGGTTTTTTTCTGCAACCTCTATTGCTTCTGCTTCAAGTGATTTAATTTTTAATTCAGCAGATTGAATTAAAGGGTTATAGTCTCGGTCCAGTTCTTTAACGAACCAGTCTCGCTGCCATTTTTGCATTGTCGCTTTTGTCATTAGTTATCCTTTCTTTTGTTATGGGATTTTATACCACTATTAAAACATTAAGTCAAATGTTTATTTATATTTATTTTAGGGGAGGGTGGGCCCGAAGGTCACGAGCACTACATATAGTAAAAATAATTTACTTGACACAAGATGTAGACCCAACACTATATGTTGTGTCAATCACTTTATAATTGAAATTAAATAATTATTTATTTGACTTGATTTTAATTACAGGGTATTGTGGGATATAAGAAATAAGAAATAACAAAAGGATAATATATGTCAAATGAAACAATGCGAGAAACAATCAAAACTATTAAGGATCTTAATAGTATAAAAGCGGTTAAGGTCGCTTTTGATTTATCACAAAGCAATCAAGATAGTATAACGAAAGTAACTGAAGTTGTTAGTATGTTAGATAAAAATTTAAAATTACTAGCTACTAAAGTTTTAGAGTTAGAAAAAAAGTTGGAGGTGTATGAGCAACGAAATAATAGTTAAGGTTGAAGAGAAACTTTATGAAGACTATAAAGGTGATCTTGAAATGAAATACTTTGGCGGCGTCAACTCAATAGGTGAACCGTGGTTCTCTAAAAGTGAAAAAGAAATAGAGGATGAAGCTACAAAAAAAGTTAAAGAATTTATGGATCGCAATTCATAAATAGTCAAGCGCGGGTATCCGGGTCGCGCCCGTACCCCCGCGCCTGATCCCTGGTCCTTTCCATATACTAGCTTAACTATAGGGGCGGAAAGGACCTGGGATCAGTACAACCGCGAACGGCGGGACTGGTCAAGGCCCTCTATTAAAAATTGCCGCCCCTTGCGGGCCGCCTTATAAATTTTGGGCCGAGTTATTATCCTAACTTGCCGAGACGCGAGCGCAAGCTCGCGAGTAGGTGGGAGGGTGGGCCCGGAGTTCTCGAGCTTGACAAATAACTTAAAATGATTAATATGGGATAATATAAGAAAGGATAATATATGAAATACAAAGTAATAAATAGTTTTAAAACATATTCATATGTTTTAATTGAAGCAGAAAATGAAAAACAAGCTAAAATAAAAGCAAAAACTGAGCCGCTTGAATGGCTAGATTTAAAAGGTGTGGAAAAATCTAAAATAGAAAGCGTAGAATTATGTTAATAAAAGACGCTAAAAAAATCACGGACAGTTTTACAAAAACCAGCAAGATGCCGGGGCTATCTTATAGCCTGCCAGCGTGGGCCTGCAAGACTGGGGCCAAGCTTGCAAAAATTCCAGGGACGCCGTGTTTTGGATGTTATGCAATGAAAGGCAACTACACAAGATACCCTGCAATTAAGCAGGCGCAATATAGAAGGTTAGAAGCTATCAACCACCCGCAATGGGTTGAAGCGATGGCCGCTAAAATTAAAAATCAAAAATGGTTTAGATGGCACGACGCCGGGGACGTTCAAAGCGTCGAGCATATGGCCAAGATCTTGGAGGTTGTAAGGTTAACACCTAACACGCGCCATTGGTTACCAACTCAAGAGCGCCAGTTTTTACCGGACCCGAAGGACGTTCCTGAAAATTTAGTCATAAGATTATCAAGATCTAAAATAGACGGCCCGAGCTCCAGCGCTTGGAGCCACGAGTCAGGCGTTACGACGTCCGAAAATAGAACCTGCCCCGCTCCGGATCAGGGCGGCAAGTGTAATAGTTGCCGTAAATGCTGGGACAAGAGAGTGCAAACCGTGGTATATGGTAAACACTAAAAATGCTAGTATTCAAACACCCAAAATTTTATGAAGAGATAAGAAAGAGAGCGAAGCGCGCGCAAGCTCTCGAGCGCAAGCGAGCGAGCGAGCGAGCAGGCGGGAGGGCGGGCCCGAAGGACTCGAGCTCACAAGCTAACGAGCCAACAAGCGCTCAAGCATCCGATGAGGAAGCGAGCAAGCAACGTTGAATGTGGTCCCAATCATTGATGGCGAGGGAAGGTGTTTCGCGATGATCGGTCAGAAGACCGGGGATCGATTTACTCTCGTATAATTTAACCAGCTTAAGGGAAGGCTGGTTAACAAGGATAAAATCACGTTTAGTCCTAGTTAAATGAAAAAGTTTTTGGTGTGGACTGAAGGATATTTTATTGCCGTGAACCACCTTAAGCTCAACCATAAAAAAACCACAAGAATCGTTATATCCCAATAGATCTGGCACACCGAAGGATGCCCAAGACTCCAGTCTAGTCCACTGAATTTGAGGTGTTTTCTTCTTAACTAATTGCCAAAATTTGCTCTCTGGTTTCACTAAATTTGTTATATATTACAGGACATAGAAGTAAATAAAAACAGGACAAAAACAGGACTTATTTTGCAAAATGAATACTTTTTTGCTATAAATACGTCGTATGACAGAACTTACAAAGAAGGTTAGAGGAAGACCACCAGCTAGAGCATTAACTAAAAAACAAAAAACATTTGCAGAATTGTATGTGTGGGAGAGAGGTAATAAGAATAATACTCAATGTGCCTTTGAAGCTGGATATAAAACTAGAGCTACCAAAGCAGCGTCTGATTTATTAAACAGAAGAATGTATCCTTTAGTTGGTAAGTATATTGAACATCTTGAGAAAGAGCAAGAGATGCGATTTAGAATAAACAAGTCAATTCATATGCAAGACCTAGGTAAGATTAAAAATGTATCTATGGAACAGCCTTCTACATACTCGGTAGCTCAAAGAGCAGAAGAGAATAGAGGTAAGGTAATGGGTTATTATAAGAATGAAAACATCAACACCAATATAAATATAGAATTAGATAGTATGACTAAAGAAGATTTAGTGAAAGAGTTTAATTCTTTTTACGAAGATAAGATAAAAGATGTTACCCCAACAGCAGAAATAAAAGAATCAGAAGAAGAGTCAGACCCTGATAATGATTCAGAGTAGCAATAGCTCTACTATATATTTTTCTTGGAAACTTTTTTAGTAGTGACCACTTGTTTATAACTGGCTTGTATTCCATTTGAGTCAGGTCCTTTCCTTGGTGGAAGTTGATCCCATTTAACATTGGGCATATTATCTGTTAGTGTAGGATTTCTCTCTGCTTTATTTCTTAATGATTGTTTATAACTATCATTGAGATCAGATTGTTCTTGTTCCATTTTATTTTTCATTAATTTAAGTTTAATTTTTTTATAGATACTATCACAGATGTAGGAATTATAACAGTGCTGCCTATATCTTCAAAAGTTTTACCTTCTTTGCTTTCAATATAATCTCTGAAGATTCTAGTAACACCTTTACGTTGGCTTAAAAGATAACCTTTAGAGACCGCTACAGGTAGTTTATCTTTGTCTAATGATGATAATGTACTCCAGCCGTCGTCACCTTC